AAGAACAAACCTGATGTAGAGGAGTTTGTTTACGCTTCACCAAGACAAGGATATGCTCAGTTATCACTAGCATATGCTTGTAAAGATATGGGTAGGAAGTGTACGGTAACTGTTCCACAAGGAAAGAGATATTGGTTAACAGATGCGGCTGAGGAGTTGGGTTGTAATATAATAGAAGTTCCAATGGGGTTTCTAACTAACATACAGGCAAAGGCTAAAAAGTATTGTTTAGATAATGATGCTCATCTAATTCCATTTGGTGGTGACCATCCGATAATAGTTGAGACTATGAGAAGAACAGCATTAAGTCTTGGTATTAGACCAAAAGAAGTTTGGACTGTTATGAGTAGTGGAGTATTGAGTCGTGGTTTACAAGGTGCTTGGCCTGAAGCAAAAATTTATGGTGTTCAAATAGGACATAACACAACATTACATGAAATGGGTAGAGCTGAGTGTTTCCGTTCTGAGTATAAATTTCAACAAGAATGTAAAGAACCAGAAAGACCACCATTTCCAAGTTCATTAACTTACGATAGTAAGGCTTGGAAATTTATGAATGAACATGCAAGTAAAAACTCTTTATTTTGGAACGTAGGAAAATGAACGATTATTTTAGTTATAACAAAGAAGTAAAATTACAGAAAACAATTAGGATATTAGTCTATCCAAATATAACTTATTTGAAGGACTTAAAGAAAGATAGTTACATACAGGCAATAAAAAGTCAGATATCCGTATTGAATGATATACGAGATGACTTATGGTTTTATCTGATTTTACCTGAACCCGTTGAGGATTTAGATTTCAAAAATGTGAGTCAACATTTCATGGATTTTCCATCTTACATACCATCGATGAGGGTTCATTTTAACACCTTTGATTTTTATAAAAACGTGAGTAAAAAGTTTGACTTTGATTTAGTAATGTCTCATTTGCCAGAACATACTCATCAAATCAAAAATATGTTCTTTAACAAGACACACCATTGGCCAAACTTATTTGGATATTGTCATTGGTTTGACTTTAAAAATACAGCAACATGGGAAGTTAGTTCATTTAATCAAAATATAACTGGTGTGTTAGAGTATGATAGATGTTATCTAAACACCGAGTATCAGAAACAACTGGTGTTGACAGAGATGAAGGATACATTTAATCAAGATACTATAGATAAGGTAGATGACATATTAAAGGTTCAGTATCTTGGTGTGAAAGAATCCGATATACTTGAAAAGACAAATGAAAATACTGATAAAATAATTGTATTTAATCACAGACCAGAAGAATATAAAGACTTCAATAATTTCATGTCCATAGTAGACGAGTTAAGAGAGCAAAGACAAGATTTCAAGGTGTGGATACCACTATTAAATAAACCTAACAGAGATTATGTTATTACTGATAAATTTGAGAAGGCTGGTTATTACGAAAAGTTAAGTAAGTGTCGTGTCGGATTATCACCCAAACAAAAGTATGGTGGATGGAGTGTTGCCACAACCGATGGTTTAATGAATGGAACACCTTATATTATGTATGATGAACTATATTATAAGGAACTACAATCTAATGCTGAGTTTTTTAAGACAAATGGTCAAGCTGTAGATTTGTTAAACAAATACTTGGATGACAACAATCACAGAAATGAGATGGGTAAGAGAGGATTAGATTGGATGAGAGACAACTTGTTGTTTAAAGATAGTATGAAAGAAATGTCAGACTATATAGATAATCTTGTGGATGACTTACCAACTCTGAAAAAGTCAACAAGGATAGAAGATATAAAAGAAATGATAAGGCATTCTTATTTTGGTATTACCAAAGGAGAGTTAATACAAAAACTAAAGTGGGGTGGTGGTATAACTTGGACGCCATACAGAAGGGCACTCATGGCAGACTCGAATATCTATGATGGTGATGACGCCACACCCACTTATTATTGGAGTGAAGATGATTGATAAAATTTATATACCCACGTTTCGTAGAGTGAATGACCAAACTACCTTTGATGGTTTGCCAGATGAGTATAAAGAAAAGGTAGTTATGGTAGTTCAAGAACAAGAGAGGGATGAGTACAAATATGACGTGGAATATTTGGTAGTTGGTGACAATATTGGTATCGCTAAAACAAGAGAGTTAATCTGTAGAGATGCGGGTAATAAGAGATTTTACATGTTAGATGACCAACTTGTCATTCAGAGAAGAAATGCTAAATATTTTGGTGATGAGTCAAATATGGATACTGCTAAAAGAGTGTGTACAAAAGAAGACTTAGATGATATGTTCACTCTGTTTCATGGTTGGATGGATGATGAAAATATAATGCACATTGGACATAAAGCATCAGCGATGCCACCTGGCAAACGATACTTAGAAAACCAAGCTATTACACAGGCGACCATGATAGATGGTAGAGAACTTTCAAAGTTTATTGACGACATAAATTGGGATTTGTGTTACTTAGGTTCGGATAGTAGATTTACATTAGATTGTTTGGTTAACGGATATAAGAATAGAATATCAGATGAGTTCTGTCATTTTAAAAAAGGTATGTGGGCGCCTGGTGGTTGTCAAAGTAGTGGTCGAACTGTAGAGATGTGGGAAAAAGAACATATGAAATTAATGGACTATTATCCTGAGTTCGTTTACATACACAACGATAAGATGAAACCTTGGGGTAAATATGCTGACAACTTTGGTGAGTTTGTTGAATTCAGATATAAATGGAAAGATGCGTACACTTCATCTAAAAATATAACCCATGATTTTTTCTAAAAAAAGTGCCTTTTTTTCTTGACTTATATACTGTTTTATTGTTACATTTAGGGGTAATGATAAAGAAAAAGAGATAAATCATGAAATTAGTTAATGAAAATAATTTAGAGAGTTTAAAAGGTTTTAATTATGTAAGGATGTTTTTGGGTGGTTACAAGGGTAACATCCAGTTTGGTACTTACATGGAACTTTTCAGAAGTGGAATTATTGACCCGAAACCAACTTATCAAAGACCTTATACATATGATGACGAGTTGGGTACTTATACAGGTAATACCTGGCAGAAGAATTTAATCTCAAACTTTTTGAGAGGTGATGTGATACCACCTCTTTCTTTAAGACAGGTTAATGACAAACCAATAGATTTTCAAGATTATAACCAACAATACATTGAACTTTATATACAAGAACTGTTAGATGGTGGACATAGAACTCGTACATTTTTCAACTTCTATCAAGGTTTACTAACTGTACCAAAGGGATTTACTTTGGAGATAAATGGTAAGTCGTATGACTTAGGTGAGAAGAGTTGGGTTGAGTTCCCACCAGTGGTCAAAGACCATTTGTCTAAGACTTTGGTTTTTGATATTGATGTTTACACTACTTTAACTGATACATTAGCTGGAGAGAAATTTAGAACTTTGAATAACTTACATGTCATGACCGATCCACAATGGAGAAACTCATACAGAAAACAGATTTCTTATAGTTGTCGTCAGTTGGGTTCTTTTGATAGTAGTGAGTTTGAGATTTTCACAAAGAGAGAGAATGGTGTAAACAAACTATTATACTTGAGTTCAAAAGTATCTCATACAGGTCGTGTGACAGATGAAATTGTTTCCGTACTTTCAATACGAATTAAAGAGAACTTTTTGAGTAATATCGAACCTGATAAATATCCATCTCTTGTACCGAGTAAGACAAAAATAGATGATGTTTATGAGAATGATTTACACGAGAAGAAAGGGGAGTCAGGTTCTTACCACATAAATGGTAAGATAATGAAGAGAGTAAAGTTAATATTGTCTGTGATGAACAGAATCATCGTCAACAATAGTAACGACAAAAGATTCAAGAAGATTAATACACTTTGGACAAAGAGTTCACTGGTCAAACTTGGATTGATGTTAAATGATTGGATTGAGAAGTATGGACACTTTTCAATAGAGTTGATGGATGAAGAACTTTTCTTCAACAAGTTAACTTCCTATCTGTTGACAACTGTAAAAGAACTAAGTATGGTTGAGAACTGTCGTTATGAGGTTGTGAATGGTGAGTTGAAAATCGTTCACAAGAAGACTATGAAGTCTGAAAGGTCTAAGTATAGATTTCAAGGTGTGTGGAAGACTGGTATTAACATCAATGACTATGAGTGGTTGAAGGGTGTTATTGAAATTGACATGAAAAAGAATCTATCCAATTGGGGTATAGTGATACTAGATAGTCAAAGACGGTTCACTACGAAACAAAGACAACAGGTAGAAGACAGAGATGGTTGTGTATGTAACCACGATGGTTGTGATGTGACAGAAAATCTACAAGTTGACCACATTAAACCTTGGAGTAAGGGTGGTAAGACTCACATCGACAACGGACAATTGTTATGTTCCGACCATAACTTAGAGAAGACCGACACGATGGATGACGAACAACTGGTTGACCTTTCTACAGATGACTTACAAGGTTTGATAATAAAAGGTAAGATAGAGTTGGGAAAGGTTATGGAAATACAAGAAATAAAGAAACAAAGAGGTATAGAATAATGAAAGAGTTGACACCCGAACAGATTCAAGAGAATTGGGAAAAACTGAGGAGTCTCATCAATGAAACATTCGTTGGTGAAAGACTCGATAACTTAAATAAAATGTATGACTACTTTGAAGAGAGGATGTGTATCGCACCAGCAAGTGGTAAAGAACACTTCCATAACGCTCACGCTGGTGGTTATGTGGAACATGTCCTACATATAACTGATTTAGTAGTTCAGATATGGGATTTATGGGGTAAAAATGGTGCTACAATTGACGATTTTGATAAAGAAGAGTTAATATTTGCTGCCTTACATCATGACTTGGGTAAAGTTGGTGGTTTGGCTGAGGACTATTATGTACCAAACGAATCAGACTGGCATCGTAAGAATCAAGGGTTAATCTATAAACATAATCCTAATATTCAGTACATGACTGTAACTGATAGGGCAATTTGGTTATTACAACATTTTGATGTCAAGATGTCTGAAAATGAGTATCTTGGACTAAGATTAACCGATGGTATGTATGAAGAAGCTAATAAAGGTTACTATGTCAGTTACATGCCACATAAACAACTTAGGTCTAATATTGCTCATATATTACATCAGGCAGATATGATGGCTAGTAAAATAGAGTATGATGAGTGGAAACGAGGTGACCATGATATTAAAGTACAGAAGGAAGTGGTAACGAAAGAGAAGACTCAACAATCAAAAGCTGCCAATCAGGCATTCAAAGACCTATTCGGAGAGTAATTGTACTTAGATTACTTCGACAAGTTCAAGAACCAAGAACCATATCTTCACATCGATGAAAAAGAATGGACTTACATAAAGGATACATTCGAGAAGGATGATGTAAAGGAATCTCTGGCAAAAGTCGCTATGGACTATCCAATGCCGACAATGGAGATGACCGAAGAAAATTGTCGTAAGGACTTCAATAAGTTAAAGGGAACTTGGGTTTATGATATTCTGAAAGAAGGAGAATGGTTTGCTCGTTCCGAAGAGGGTTATGAGTGGCCTTTAACTTATAAGGGTGAACAATGGTATTTTAGTAGAAATAACATAGGTAATAAATCATCTAATTATTTTCAACAAGAAAATAGATGGTCAGTTGATGGTTCAGTATCACCAGGTCCCAAACGAACTTGGGAGTCTGAAAAGTTTATGACATCATTGATGGGTTCAGCATATAGTCTGAAACTACCAAAGATAGATAGGTCAGCATTAAGAGTAATGTTAGGACTTCGTAAGTACATCTGTAGTCAGTTCAAACCGAATGTAGCAAAAGCTCTGTACGACTTATTCAAGGTCAAAAATGTTATGGACTTCTCGATGGGATGGGGAGATAGGTTAGCTGGTTTCTTTGCTAGTCAGAACACCGAGTTGTATGTTGGTGTCGATCCTCGTAAAGAGAACCATCCGATTTACAGAGAACAGGCTGATTACTACGAAGGTCAACTTACGATGTTTGAGTCGATGAAAAAGGTTGACTTCTATTGTGAGGCCGCTGAGGACTTTTACTATGATGGTTATGAAGATACATTTGATATTATATTTACATCACCACCTTATTTTAATGTGGAAAGATATAGTCATGATGATACTCAAAGTTGGGTTAGATATAAAGACATTGATAATTGGAATAATCAGTTTTTACATAGAGCCCTCGATAATATGTTACCGACCTTAAGAAGTGGTGGTAAGCTATGTGTCAATATATCAGACGTTTACGGAAATTCTAAGTGGTCAACTGAGAGGGGTTGGTCAAAGATTTGTGACCCGATGAATGAATATTTAGATGAATATAGAGATATGGAATACATAGGTTGTATTGGAATGGAAATGGCAAAACGACCAAATAGTGGTGGAGCTGGTACGGCAAAAGATAAGACACAATATAGTGAAGAGTCTTTAAAACTTGCAGAGGAAACAAAGGACAAAAGGTTCTGTGAACCAATTTGGATATGGGAAAAGAAATAGAACAAAGATTTAAAAAGTATTATAATATGGAGCCGTATATCAACATACCGCATGATGAGTGGCAATCCATACTCAAGGACTATGAGAAAGATGATATCATAGACGAGTTAGCAAAGGTGTTACATACCTACAAACCACCGATTCAGAAGATAACAGAACAAGACACGATTGATGCTCTGAAAAAACTAAAATCAACTTGGTGGAATGATATCTTACTTGATGGTGTTTGGTTTCCAAGAAATGACACAAAGTCAGATTATGACTTACGATTTCTTGGAGAGTGGAAGTATTTCAAGAGAGTAAATGCGGGTAACAACGCCTCTAATCCATTTCATATCGAAAATAGATGGAAGGTTGATTGGGTTAGAATGCCAAGTGGATGGAAAACATGGCAAACAGAGAAGGGAATAAAAACAATTATCAGAGCCTATTTCAGTTTGGAAAAGGTTCTAACAGAAGTTAACGAAAACACATTGAGGATGGCAACCACTTTAAGAAAGTATATTGCATCTCAATTCAAACCAAGTATTGCAAAGGCCTTTTATGACTATTTTGGAAGTAATAATGTACTCGACTTTAGTGCTGGTTGGGGTGATAGGTTGGCTGGGTTTTATTGTGGAGAGACTACAAAATCATATGTCGGGATTGACCCGAACACCAACAATCATCCAAATTATCAAAGACAAGTGGAATTCTATAAGAAACATCAAACATTCTTCGAACAAGAAAAGAAAGTAGATTTAATACCACTACCAGCAGAAGATGTTGATTTTACTAAATATAAGGAACACTTTGATACAGTGTTCACCTCACCACCTTATTTTAATACGGAGAAATATTCTGAACATGATACACAGAGTTTCAGAAGATACAGCGAGATAGATAGTTGGAATAAGGACTTTTTACATAAGGCCTTGGGTAACATAATTCCAGCGATGAAGACAGGTGGTATTCTTGCGGTTAATATAGCAGATGTATATTGTGCTAAAAAGAAAGGATATCTTGACATCTGTAATCCAATGAATGACTTCATAAAATCACAAGGACTAAAATACAGAGGATGTATTGGTATGGAAATGACCAAAAGGTTCAACTCGGCTGGAGCTGGTAAAGCTGCGAGTGATTACTTTTCAGATGATTTTCAAGACAAGGCCTTGGATACAAAAAATGATGCTTTTGGTGAACCAATTTGGATATGGGAAAAATAATTTATATTTTCCATGAGAGAAAATACAACGTAGATAAAATAAAGATATATTTATAAGTATGAACGCTGCAGATAGAAAAGAATTCGAGTTAATTCACGAGAAGATAGACAACATCAAAGAAGATATAAAAGACATGAAACATGACATGTCTATGGCTCATGGTAAAACAGAGGAGACTCTGAGATTCATGAAAGAAAACCTCTTTAACCCACACGAGGGACTTTGGGCTGAAACAAAACAAAATACGAGTTTCAGAGAAAACTCACAAAAATGGAGAGGTATCATCGGAATAGGTTTTATAGGATTGGTTATTGAAAAAGTCTGGTCAATATTCACATAAACTAAAACAACTTGAAAAATGGATGGATTGGTTGGAGACACCAAATAAAGATTTTGGTGGATTTCCACCTTGTCCGTTTCTTGCACCTGAACGTAAACAAGGTAAGTTACTGATTGATTTTTACGATTATACAGAAAACTCACTGTTTAGCCAAATAGAAGAGTTTAATAAGGATGATAACTACACTACAGCATTATATCTACATGTCAATGGTGAGTGGAGAAAACAAAAAACTAAAGAATATGAGGCTTGGATAACAAGTAATTTAGATATGATAGGACTTGGTCTTCTAAAGGCTATATGTTTTAGTCCTTGGGAGAAGATAAAAAGAAACGGAGTTAGAACAAGAGTACAGGCACCTTGTTTTATCACGTCCATAACTACACATAAATCGTTAGATGATGCTTGGAAGAAAATAGTCAACACAAAATATTGGAATAAAAATAGAGAAAGTGCTTGACTGTTATGTATATTTGGAGTTAAGTTTACTATATGAGAAATAAAGAAAGATATAATAAAGAGATAAAGAGTCTCAGAAAGCTATTGTCTGATAATCAATATACAAGGACATTGTCAACCACTTATCATGGTTTTTTGAATGATATGCACATGAAATTAATTGGTGATGGAAATGTGACACCAAAGATGATAAAATCAATAGAAACGGCTATTCATTGTTATGGTAATTATAATAGACCTGATATCAAGATTCAAAGGGATAATATGTTAGCTAAGATAACCAAGTTAAAATACTTATTATCACAATGTGGTTATACTCAACAATATGAAAGAGAGAAAATGGAGTTCTTAGATAGTATAACGAGTAGGGCACATTCGAGGGGTAACCTAACACCTAAACAGGCAAAATATGCCAATACTTTATATAAACAATTCAACAAGAGGATTTTACCTTAGTGCATTTTTTTGAAGAAAGTGCTTGTAACTGTTGTTTTTTATTCGTAGCTTTAAGTGTAATTAAAAGGGAGTTTAATGAGTAAATATTCGGATTTTTGGTTTGACAATCGTAGGACAAGTTTGGTCGATGACCTGTTGTCTCTTGATGACAAGCCAGTAAAAAAAGGTAAAGACCACATCGCTCTTGCTGGTCACAAAAGGGCAATTGCTAATTTTGTCCGTATCGTGAGTGGTGAAAGTATTCCTGTCAAGTTTCCATCTCGTGGAGATAGTTATACTGATGGTAAGTCTGTTACTATCGGTGCTAATATCAATGAGAAGAACTTTGACTATGTTGTTGGTCTGGCTCTTCATGAGGGTAGTCACATAGCCTACTCTGATTTTAATGCCTTCGGTGAAGTTCGTAGGATGTCAAAAATCAGAGAGTTTGAACTAACCTATGAAAAGATGGAGTTCTTTCGTGGGATAATCAATTACATTGAAGATAGACGAGTCGATAGTATTGTCTTCAGAGGTTCACCTGGCTACAAGGGTTACTACCATAGTCTTTACAACAAGTATTTCAATGGTAAGAAAGTTGCCAAAGGTCTTAATTCAAACATGTATCGTGAGTTGGACTTAGATTCTTATATGTTCAGAATCGTTAACTTCACTAATGAAGCTACTGATTTTGGTTCTCTTCCAAGACTAATTGACATTTACAAACTAATCAACATGAAAAACATCTCAAGACTAAAATCTACTGATGATGCGATTCAGTTGGCAAAGTCTGTTTGTGAGATTGTCTTCAAGATTGTAGATAGTGTCAAACAACCTGAAGAGGGTAATAGTCAAGGTAACAACGAAAATACCGAGAGTGGTGAAAATAAAGAGTCTGAAGGTAGTTCTGATGGTGGTGGTAGTTCTGATGGAGATGGAACTGAGGTTGATACTGGTGATGCTCAGATGACTCCTGAAGGTGGAGAACCTACTGAGTCAAATGGTCAAGAGTTATCACCTCAACAACAGAAACAAATTTCTAATATGTTCGAGAAACAAAAAGAGTTCTTGGATGGTCAGACTAAAAAGTCCACATTGACCAAGAAAGATTCTCAGATTGTTGACGCTCTTTCAAACTCAAATACTGAGTTGGTTGAGACTGGCGATGGTAGAATTGGTAAGGTTGGAACTGTTGTGATTCCATCACTAACTAAGGAACTTATCGAAAGTGGTGCCTTTCCTTTCTTTCGTAAACTTGATAATTCTTCTTGGGAGTACACGAGTAGTTATGGTGGTGGTGCCGAGATGATTGAGACAATTGACGAAGGTCTTAGACTTGGTGCTATTCTTGGTAAAAAACTTAAGATTCGTGGTGAGGAAAAAGACTTGATTTTCACAAGACAAAACACTGGTAAGATTAACAAAAGATTAATCTCCGAGTTGGGTTTTGGTAATGAGAATGTCTTTTCCCAAGTGGTCAAAGAAAGATATAACAAAGCTAACTTACACTTGTCGATTGATGGTTCTGGTTCCATGAGTGGTGGAAAGTTTGAAAAAGCCATCAAGTCTGCGGTTGCGATTGCTAAGGCTGCCGATATGGCTGGAAACATTCATGTGACTGTCGATGTGAGATATACTCATAATGACAAGCCTGTTGTTGTCATCATTTACAATAGTAAGAAAGATAAGTTGACTACTATCAAAACTCTTTGGAAGACACTAAAACCAAGTGGAGTTACTCCTGAGTCACTATGTTACGAGGCTATTATGAAAAAGTGGTTAGGTGGTACAAATGGTGAGGATAACTACTTCATCAACTACTCAGATGGGGCGCCTTGGTTTTCTACTGGTGGTAGAGGATATAATAATCCTGATGTTTACTACTGTGGTGACAGAGCCATTGACCACACTCGTAGAATGACTAAGTTGATGAGAAACAATGGAATCAAAATCATGAGTTATTTCATTTCAAATGGAACACCTTACGAAAGTGATGTTCAGACTTTCAAAAGAATGTATGGTAAGGATGCGAGTTTCATTGATTCCACAAACATGATGAACGTTGCGAAAACAATGAATGACAAGTTTCTTTCGAAGTAAATGATTAGAAAGTGGTTACATAACAGAAAACTCAAAAACAACCCGATGTGTCCTTGTGGGTGGCGAATGATTGACCACCCACGAAGGCACTTTACACACTATTGGACGTGTATATGGGATGTATGTACCTGGGAAGCATTTGCACAAGATGGTGGAAAGGTAAAATATTGGTATGGCTAATATAAGTCAAAATATGTTGGTAGAAAAACTTGAGATGCTCATAGAGTTATGTGTGGAAACTGAACCTACACCAAAACAACTTCTGAAGATGTCTGGTGAGAAAAATGCTGACATTACAGACCTATTTACGCCTGAACTTATCGATGCTAAATTCTATCTACAAGAAGTTTTAGAGGGTAGTTATGAGATACACGAAATGACAGAAATCATGAAGGGAGCTAATACTATCTGGCGATGGAGACAAAAAGTCAAAAAAGATGGATGGCCAGATATGTCTAATATTGAGTATAGATGTGGTGACTTACTGAAACAGAAACAAAAGATAAATGCGATTAAGGAATACAGAGCATTCATGCATGACCGAGGTAATAAGGTGAGTTTGAAAGAATGCAAAGATTGGGTGGATAGGTTAATGGTGAAGATGGACTTGGACAATTGAGAGATTTGGGGAAATTTTTTTTGAGGGTTATATATATAATCCATAATTATTAATAAGGAGAAGTATAATGAAATTACATGAAATAGTAGATAGTTTAATAGAATTGTCAACCGAAGAGATGCCCGAAGAAGCTCGTAAATCACTTGATGATGCCATAGATAATATAGTATCGAGTATGACCGAACTACAATTACAAAATATTGTAGAGGAATCGTTTGGAAAGATGGTAGGTGAAGAAGAAGAGATTCAAGCTATTAAATCCATGATGGAAGGTAATATTGCGATTGCCTAAACACGTTAAGATTGCCCGAGAAGATTGGGTTCGTATGATGTTTTGTGTAAAACATCTAATGAGGTTACATCCCGAATACAATGAACTAATAATGACGTTCTATGCCAAGATGTACGACAAGTACCCGTATAATGAAAAAGACCCGTTTGATTTCGAAGAACCAAGACCAAGAACTTCAATTGAACGTTCACTTGATGAGTTGGTCGACTTGAATGATAAAGAGAAAAAAACTACAAAAAAAGAATTTAGTAATGATTTAAACCTAATGCTAGTCAACTTAGGACTTAAGTTACCTAGTTGGGATGATAACAAAGAGGAAGGTAAAGATAATGAATAAACGTAATCCATGTAGAGTAAAAAAAGTAGAGTATCGTGAAGATGGTGTTCACATCGTGGAACGCCGTGGTTATGCTCAAGAACGTAAAACAATCGAAGAGGTGGAATCGGTCTTCGTGATGGAAGGTGGAGATACAGGAATAGGTTATTGGTATCCGAAGGATGATGTGACACTTACGAAGGGTAAGTGGACTAATAACACAGGTAAGGTTATAAGTAAGAAGTCTTTCTACAGGCGTGCGAAATAGCAACAAGTTAGGATACTATATTTGGAAGAGAATTAACCAAGACCAAGAGAGATTCTCTCGTAGTAGACCAAGAAATCTGGTCGGTTTGTATGTGAATGAAAAAGATATTCGTGGTTACATAATGGACTATTTCAACTATGGATTCGATTGGGATGACACATCCAAAGAGGAACTATGGGAGCGAAGGTATTGGGATGAAAGAGATGAGGATATATGAGTTTAGTTAGACCAAAAAAAGTAAGGATTGATTACTCACCCGAAAAACCAATTTGGGGGATGTTTGCGTGTGCACCGATAATGAATAAAGAGGTAATAGAGGAATGTCCAGTGATTCCGTTGGATGGTGAGAATCCACTACCCGACTATCGTTTTGCTTGGCCCAAGTCACCTACCGATGTACCACAAATACTATGTTTACCTCTTGGTTACGGTGCGGTATATAACCATAGTCGTAATAACTCGAATGCAAATTGGATTAATCATCCCGAGTTGGATAGGGTGTTTCAATTTATAGCAACAAGGGACATCGAGGTAGGTGAAGAGGTTTGTACATACTATGATGATGATTACTACTTTGCTAGGGACGCATTTAACGACATACCTTTGGTGGGTGAATTGGAATGATGGATGAACTAAACAAGCTACGACCAAAACTCAACATCGAGAAGTCACTTAGGGAAATCCTCAAGATACTTAGGACACCACACCGTGTCTATGGTCATGGTGTAGTTGGTCATAAAGAATTAGAAAAAGTACAAAAACGACTTGATAAGATTGAAGACGACCTACATACTATTAAAGATAAGCTTGGTTTACTAAGTAATATGGATAAGTTAAATAATGAAGAAATATAGAGTATACATGTTAGAATGTTCGGATGGGACTATCTATACAGGAATAACAACGGATTGGAAGAGAAGGTTAAATGAACATAATAGTGGTAAGGGAGCAAAGTATGTGAGTAAACGAATTCCAGCTCACATAGTATATCTAAGTCATCTTATAGGTAACAGAAGCGACGCTATGAAAGTGGAGTATGGTATAAAACAATGGAATCGTAGAAAAAAACTATCTTGGATAAAGGCAAATGAACGAGAAACAAAAGAAAGAATACTTTGAATTCCTAATCAACGAGTACGATGAAGGAAGAGCCCGTATAAGGGGTGACCATCCAAAGGAAGTACAGGTAGCAATAGACACGTTCTTTAAAGCGGGTAAGATACTCGTGGACAATCCCGAGATAGATAAGATACCCGATGAGTACGTTACCAACCTATTAAAGTCTCTATCCAACCATCCTCAATATCATCAACTCGTATATGAACTAATCGATATACTCAACCAAAAAGAAAAGAATGATGGGTGAATTTATTATGCAAGTAATAGGGGTTAACTTGACGCTTCTTTTCATAGAATGGCTAGTTAACGAGTGGACAGATGCCTAATCCCTTTTGGGGTGACGATACACAAGAAGGCTGGTATCACATAAGAGCCAGAGACATGGGTATATACAAACCTAATGGTAAAGTTATTCAGTTCTGGTTATGGGGTGACTCTGAAGTACACATAAAAGAATTATTAAGCATTAAAGGGGTAAAAGACATAGAGTGGATAAGGAAGGAAGAGCCACCTTTTACCTAAATATAACACGTTCCACCCTCTAGCGAGGGATACACATCAAATATCCAATATAATACACTAGCTCTATGGTTACTCGTGGGTAGTGGTGGGTATTTTCCCTAATTTATAATATTATATATATGTCAAAACTACATGAAGATGACTATTTGACACACCTCAAAGTATAGGGCTCACACACACTTGAAAAAAAAGCTTTTTCTATAGGTTTTTATCACTTTTTGCTTGTATTTTAACGCTAATAGTGTTATATTTGAGGATTGCACAGCAAGCTAGATTAGGATGAATTACCCAGAAAAAAATGCATTTATTTGCCTTTTTTGCTTGTAACTGTCGTTTTTTCTTCGTAGCTTTATATGTGAGTTAAAGAGATAAAACAAAGAATTAAGTGGGACTAAGGTTAAGAGCCACTGCTAGTCATCGACTTCTGGAGTCCCCAAGACATCTGACCGAAAGGGGCTGAAATGCTGGGTTTGGAAACCGCAACTGAGTAAGGTCAGGCTTTGAAAGGCCCATGATAGAGAACTAATCACTCTCTTAGGTAAGTGGCGTCAGAGGACGAAAAGGAGTGATTGCCCGAGTAGTCCGTTAGTATGGCTGGGGGGTTCGAGTCCCCCCTCATCGATTCAGAAGTCGGAACTGAGACAAATACCGACAAAGATTTATTAAAAAAAAGGCGAAATAACGAAAATAATGCTTGTTTTATTCATTTATTATTCGTAGCTTTAACTGTTAAATAAGGAGAAAATATGACAAAAAGGAAAAACCCATCACCAGGCGTAGTCGTCAAGATTGAGAAATCTGGTAATAGATACAACGCTTGGGATAAAGATGGAGTAAAATATACCTCGTATATCAGAACTGGTACGAGGAAATCAGCATACATGAAAGGTAAGGCTCTTGAATGCCGAGAGGGCAAGGGTGGAAGAATCTATTGGTGGAAAGTACCAATGGAACAATTCGGTGCGGTATCACACGTACCTGATGCTCCATCTGATGTAGAGATACCTGATGGTCATGAGGCTGTAGTAGATTTTATTTCTAATTCCTATGGACTAAAACCGAAAGGTTTGGTCATGAAGGAACTCAAGTGGAAGTACCTCATAAGGTCTGCCGTCAGAGGTAAGAATATAATGATGACTGGTCAAGCCGGTTGTGGAAAGACAATGGCTGCTAAGTCACTCGTCAATGCTCTTGACAGACCTGACTTCTACTTTAACTTGGGTGCGACTCAAGACCCGAGGGCGTCCTTAATAGGTAACGTTCACTTCGACAAAGGTAAGGGTACTTACTTTTCTGAGTCACTATTCGTTAAAGCCATACAGACGGAAAATGCCGTTATACTCTTAGATGAGTTGACAAGGGCACATCCTGATGCTTGGAATATCTTGATGACTGTTCTCGACTATGGTCAGAGATACTTAAGACTTGATGAGTCTGATGGTCAAGATACTATCAAGGTCGCTGATGGTGTGACATTCATCGCTACGGCTAACATCGGTAATGAGTACACCGCTACTCGTCAGCTAGATAAAGCCCTCATGGATAGATTCACCGTTATCGAGATGGACTTACTTAATGACGAAGAAGAGCTTGGTTTACTTAAGTACATGTTTCCGACTGTCGAAGAAAGTGAACTAAAAAATATTTCGTCCATTACCCACCTTACTCGTGTTGAGGCGGCTAATGATAATCCTCGTATCACGAGTGGTGTATCGACAAGAACCTCAGTAGAGATAGCTGGGTTACTCTTCGATGGATTCAATCTAATGGAAGCTGCCGACATCACCATCTACCCTCAGTATGACGCTACTGGTGGTGTTGACTCGGAGAGAACATTCGTCAAACAGATAGTACAGAAGTTCGTGTCTGATGGTAGTGAAGAAGAGTTGTTCACCGACCACGAGATAGAGGACAACGACTAAAAGACATCGCCCAACCTCCGAGGTTCTCATGACATAATGTCACGAGTTAAAAGGCCTCCGAGGTGGGCGACTCATAATTAAAGCGATACTTTAAGGTTGGTGTTAATCTCCTTTCACCGACCTATCGCTGTACCCCCAATCTTCATTCGGTTTTCCAAACAGTTAAAGCGATACTTTAACAGCGCTAGGGTGGCAAACATTTTGCTGTCAATTTTTTACCCATGGATCCTTTTTATATGTCTAGCGACATAGGATATCGTGTCGGTTTGATATTTATTATTGGAAGAAGGGCATAGAAGAAATGGAAGAAATAAAAAACCTTGTAAATGAGTATAGTTGGTTATTAGTTACTGGCATAGCTTTACTCTTATTTAATAATACCATACAGGAATTAGTGGATGGTATTATGATATTCTTAGGTAATGACTATAATGAGGATGATGTTGTAGAGGTGGATGGTTCACCTGGTCGTATCGTAAGAGTAGGGATGTGGAAGACTGTATTCTTTATATATCATATAGTAAACGGTAAGATAGTGGGTGGTAGTAAGTTGGTTGTAGCGAATAGTAAACTGAAAGACCTTAAGATAGAGAAACCTTTACCAAATCTCGATTTATCTAAGTATCAAGAAGATTAAATTTTACATTACAATATTTATTAGCGATTAGCTTAATAATCCACAAACCGAAGTAGGAGAATCACATGAAGCGACTTATGTGTTTGTTACTTGTTGGATTGACATTTGCTAATGTAGTAGATAGTCAACCACCTATACCAAAGACACCATTTGAGTTATACTCTCATGAACTACCATATACACCGAAAAAGGGTAAGATAGTAGTTTCATTTATGATAGACGAAAATGGTAAAGTAGAACAACCAAAGATACTCGATACCTTTGACCGATACCTGAATCGTATTGTTATAGACAAGTTAGAACAAACAAAATACAAACCCGCGTTACAAAATGGAAGACCTGTTAGAGTAAGATATCAGTTACCGATAATATTTAGATAGGACTTTATAACCAAAGGGATGGCACAAGTAGGTATGCCATCCCTTTTTCTTTTACCTACTTACGAAATAAACCCACCAACACCAATAAAGCGACAAGTCCAGCAAATCCGGACTGACCGAATGTACTGATAATTGATGTTAGGTTTCCAATAACTTTGACACCAAAGACACCAGTTCCAAAGATTACTTCGGACACAGCACCTATGGCAACAAAGGACATAAGTAAATGAGCTATGTCATCTACATATCCCTTGACCATTGTTATTACTTCCTTCATGTTTATTCTCCGTTAGTTAAAGGAAAAAGTAGAGGACTTTCCTCTACCACTAATAAATAACTCTATTTTATGTAAAAAAAGACTTGACACGAATATATTTTTTTCGTATATTATAGGTATGAATGAGATTATTTGGGCAATAGTTACAATCGGTTTTATCGTTGTGTCTACTGATGTAGTAGAATGGTTAGCTGATAAGATACAAGATAAGTTTAATAAATGACAGTGTTAGAGATATCATTGTATGTTATCTTTGTATACGCATTTTACAATCTAGCAAAAGAATTAGAAAGGGATATCTTTAAATGATTACAGCATCTTTATATTTTTTAATGGGAGTTATTGCTCCTTCATTTCTTAATCTACTACACTTGGTCGTTGGTGTTTATGTAGTTAATGCCAGAGGTAGTGTTATGTCGTTAGGGTTTAGTGGTATTAGTTTCCTAACCAAATCTATGGGTATGATATTCTTTACTTGGTTAGGTGTTACTATAGTAGGATTGGATTATAGAATCTTTGTTCCCATACTATGTTTTTTCTGGTTCTTTTCTCATCTAGCAGAGGCCTTCGTGATACAACATTACATACAAAAAAACGTACCACAACATTTACAAGATTTACAAATTAAATAGGAGAGAGTTATGTTTGAATATTATTTAGTCGGTGGTATTGTGCTTGGTGTATTTTATCTAGTATACATTTTGTATTACGATGACTACTCAGATTTCTTTCGTATGTAATGAAATATAAAACTTACAGATTTACATCTGAAACAACAGGTGAAGAATGTGAAGTAAAAATAAAAAGGGAGAGTAAAATGAAAAATATATCATTATCTTGGTTACATTTATTATTAGCAATAGTAACGTTTCTGTTAGCATCACCATCACTTAGAGGTGAAGTTAAGCCTGAGATAATAGGGTATGTTCTTAAACCATCAAACGATGTCCATTGTCAGATTCAGATAGAGATTGTCGAATCTTATGCTTGGGGAAATGTACCAACTATACAAAAAGAACAGACTTTGGATATACTTATGGATAGGATAATATTTGAAGAAACAAACTATTGGGGAGTTAATGAGATATTCTATGTAGACGACACACCCTACATTCTCATTAGACTACCTTACACAGGACATTGGTATGGCAAAGACAACTAAATATTCAAACGCTGGTAAAGGTGATAAGAGTAGAGTATCAGACAAAAAGAAGTACGATAAGAACTACGATAGAATATTCAAACCAAAGATGTCGGACTTTCCGATACCCACCACAAAGGTCTTTAAAAGTAAAAAACGTAAATCAAGACAGCAAGAAAAAATCGATTTAAAAAAAGAAATTGCTTGACTTATATACATTTTCTTTTGTATCTTTAGGGGTAATAAAAGGAGAGTAAAATGAAATCTAAACAACTTAAAAACGGCCTTTGGAAAGACAAAGTCGTTTTCTTCAATGGTTTTCAAGCAAAAGCCGTTGATGTAAAAGGTGGTAAAGTGAAGAATGATACTTGGGTAAAACTCAAGACCAAGCTTCAGTTTCTCAATGGTAAAACTAAATGGGTAGACTTTAACCTTGTAGTATGGGATTAAAAATGAAAGATAAAAAAACAATAATATTCGATTTGGATGGTACACTTGCCATCATAGATAAAAGGAGAGTTCTTGCTGGTAAAACCAAAGATGGTGTACCTACCAACAAGATGGATTGGGATGTATTCTTTGATCCTGATAACGTATTCAATCTTGACCAACCAAACGTACCAGTCATTAAGATGGCTCAAACGTTTGCTAAGGATGGATTTAAAATTGTTATCTTCTCAGGTAGAAACGATAGGTCTTTTCACACCACTAAAAAATGGTTAAAGAAACACGATGTTCCCTTTGACCTTTTAGTGATGAGACCTGATAAGTTTCAGGCTGACTCATGGCCGATTGCTGATGGTAATCCAGCAACACCCGACATGAGATTCATGCCAGACGAAATCCTCAAAACAAAAATGTTAGATACTTTCGTAGATAAAGATGACGTGTTAATGACTGTAGACGATAGACAGAAAGTTGTGGACATGTGGAGAGATTTAGGTCTTACTTGTTTTCAAGTAGCGCCTGGGGATTTTTAATTGATGGGGCTGTAGTTCAGTTGGGAGAACGCTACACTTGCACTGTAGAGGTCGCTGGTTCGAATCCAGTCAGCTCCACTTCCATGTAGAGGTGCCAGAGTGGTCTAATGGGGCGGATTGCAAATCCGTTATTCGTGGGTTCGAATCCCACCCTCTACTCCATTTAATTAAATGCATTTTTTTTAAAATAATGCTTGTTTTATTCGAATATTATTAGTAGCTTTAGGTGTAAGAAAAAGGAGATATTTAATGAATTCAATTTTTAAAGAAATACAAAAAGACATGGACGAGTTCTTCGACCATATAGATTCAATATTAGACAGAGATCCAGATGAGGTCGATGTCATTACTGACCATCTTCCAGAACCTAAAGTCGATGTAGATAAAAAAATTAAATCGCTGAGAAATAAATTTCCTGGCCACATAGTAGTAGGGGGAAACTAATGGATAAAAATTCAACAATCGATTTTTGGGATGCTATAGATAAGTTACTTATCGGTATAAAAAAAGATTATGCTGGTTGGGGTAGTGATATAGACTCATTAGATGAATCATCTAAAAAGATTAGGTTAAAAATGATTGACGAGTTCAATCAAGGTATTAATATAAAGATTGGTAGGAAATACATCAAGGTTATTCAAGGTGGTTCAGTATGGGGATTCATCGCCGCTGGTGATGGTTCACTAAAGGGAATACCACATAAGAAAGGTGATGTCTTTAAGGCAGCTGGTTGGAGGGCTCCTGCTAAATGGGCTAGGGGTTCTATCTTCGGTAAAGATAAGTTTTACTCTTGGACAGGTCCTAACTACCTAATATAATGAGAGGTCAACAACTAATAGATTTTATTATCGACAAGTTCGATGGAACTATAATGGAAGATAACAAATGGCGTGTCAATGGTTCTAAAGGAAATCACTATTGGGTTGAATGGCATCCGTTCCATAAACATTATAGTTGTGGTTGTAAGGGATATGCCTTCAGACGAACTTGTAAACATATCAAGGAAATAAGTAATACATTTAAACAAAATTTATTTAAAAATAATGCTTGACTTGTATTGTTTTTCTATGTATATTTAGACATGAAAAAAAGGAAAGAAACAATGAACTTCGGAAAATTTGTAGATGCTGACACTACTACTTATTGGGTAAATAAGAAAACCGGCACTACTCATATGGTTTTTGCTGATGTGGATTGGAGTGGTAATTTA